ATGCGAAGCGTCCTGGCACCCTGTTGAGTGCCGAGTTGCTGCAATTGCTGAGACGCCGACCTGTCACCGTTCTTCGCTTGCTGTGTGAGGTTGTCTACGGCCCTCTTGATTTCAGCCTGTGCCTCTTCCAGAGACTCGGGATCGTCCGAGAACATGGCGAGAGCTGCCTCCATGTTCTCTGTAAGAGATCCCTTCAGCGTGACTGCTTCCGTCTCATTGAGACGGCCCTGCAATTCCCGAATCACCGTTTGCTGCTCGTCGTACCGGCTCGCATAACGAGCGTCGAGTGCTTTGATCTCGGGATCGAAAATCTCCTCTTCCGGCTCCACTTCGGCCGGTTGCGGAGTGACGCCATTGATTGCGTCGGTCATGATCTTCTTGAGCCTGGGGTCGGTGTCGATTCGATTCCCGATGCCCGCCAACTCAGCGATCTTCTCGCCGCCCACCGCGTCAATGTACTGTTCGAGTGGCTTGTAACGTGCCTTGCTCTCGTTCAGTTGACCGATATAGCGGTCCTTCTCTTGAATCTGCTCCACCGCGAAATCGGGCTCGCTGCGGATTCGGTCGTGATAGTTCACGCCGCCCGCATTGCCCTGTTCCTCGGTCGCTTCCGGGCTCGCTTCCTGAATACCCGCTTCTTCGCTCACCTATTGCCTCCTCGGCAGATTTGCCAAGGGATTGTCTCTGCCGCTCGCACCTTTGTACGAGTACGACTTGCCCAACCCCTCATACATATCGTTTCGTGCGCCCCCGACCTTTTCGGAGGACTCACCGAGAGATAGTCCGTTGTCCTTCGCGTAACGGTTCAACTCAGAACGCGAAGAGAACGGTTCATCTCGGAGGTGTATGTAGGTCCGAGGCCCACCCCACTCGAACGTCTTGACAAGCGGTACGAGAATCCGCATCTCAGTCCCGCAGCACTTTGGAATGCCGTCTGACCAAACATCAATGACTTCTTTGTCGCACTTCGGGCAATAGCAGTCTTGGAGTACGGCCATTAGGCGGCACCTCCCTGAATACCCGTGAGACTGGAGATGTCGCCGCCCTGCGGTGGATTGCCGCCGCCGCCGCCATCTTCGGGGTTCTGCCTGCCCATCTCTTCGCTGACTTCGCGAGAGACGACTGCACGTTCCGCATCTTCGCCTGCAAGCTCAAACAGTCGCTTCTTGATGAAGATGTGGTCGAGGTCTTGTGCCTCTGCACCACCCGCCGCCCTGTAAGTCGCATCGACCTTTGCGAGTTCCTGCGCGGGGTCCAGTGGTGTCGTGCTGTTCAGCTTGACGCCGTAATCGAACTCGCCCTGCAACTCTTCAAGTCCGACCTTGACGAAGCCCTGGGCAATTTCGCCCTCCGTCAAGAAAAGTGTGTTCTGCTCGCCAATGATCGGAATGAAGTATTCGCGGGAGTCTTCGGTTTGGAGCAGCGCGCGATGGGCGGCACGGATCGTATCGACCCAGAAGTTCTCGAACTTCCCCTGCACCCGGCTGCGGGCTAACGCGCCACCCGCGCCTATCTGGTTTGCCTCGGATGCCGTTTCCACATTCGCGCGCTGCCCACGGTCGAAACTGGAAATGCCAAGAACTTCGCGGATCTGCTCCTTGAGCTGGAACAGGAGTCCGATGATCTGGCTGTCGATTGCAGAGAGGCCGACTTCCCTCACGACTTGATCGACCGGGCCATTGACGAGAATGAACTCAGAAAGACTGTCGGGATTGATGAGGTTCTCAAGCTGCGTTTCGTTACCTGCAAACGCGGATTGGTTAATGATGACCTTCCGTTGAAATCGACTAACCAGCGCATTCAGGATTGTCCAGATGCGGTTATAGAGCATCTGTTCCTGCCAGATCATTTGCGGGAACGGTATTCCAAACGGACTATCGAGCTGTTCGTTGATCGTGAGTATCGACGCAGGAAGCTGTCCCCAATCCAGAGGCCAGTCGCGCTCTTTGCGGACAAGCGAGTCGCTGCCGTGCGAGACGCCGTAGAACGTGCGCCGATTGGCATCGTAGATCACCCACTCTTCAAACAACGAGAGTGTGTCTTTGTCCTGCTTGCGACTGCGGCCTGCCATAGTCCCGCTATGCGAAGCCTTCGGTGTCTGCCGATCGTGCATAGGCCGGAGGTCGTAGTGGAATGTCGGTTCCCAGTCATCGCGGTCAACGATGGCCGGATTGTCTCGAATTTCCGCCCGAGAGCGATAGAGATTTTGAAAAGCGATCCAACCCGGCTCACCGTCCATATCGAAATTGTTCACCATCGGATCAATGCGAACCTGCCAAGGTCGCATGGACTGAATCCAGGGCAATTCGGGTGTCTGATTCTTGAAGCGGTGATGGATAACGCCATCCTTCTCGTACTCTTCGATGTCTGGCGTGAAGCCGTGCCGAATCAACCCGAAGGGGCTCATGATTGCGGACATCAGCGCACGGTCCATCTCGCGACGGAACTTCTTCTCGCGGATCAGCGTGCGGATCACCTTCTGGTTCAGCCACGCACGCCGCCATGCAGAGGGCTCTGCGGCGGTGCCGCCCGAAGGACGAAGTACCGGCTCCGGGTCGCGTGCCGATGTCTGACTCATCAGCGTATTGAAGATGCTGAAAAACAGGTTCCCGACGAACTGATCCACATCTTCGACTGCTCCGGGCATCGAATCAGGGAACTGGCCTCGATAGGCATTGAGGAACTGCTCCATACGATACGTCGAGTTTGTGCCTTCCCGATCGTTGGATAGGAGGCCGACGTTTCGCCACTCGCGATCGGCCATGCGAAGCATCGCCTGAGCATCCTTTACGTCTACTGCGTATCTCGGCATAACCCTACTTACCTATCTCCGCCCGAGGCCTAGACCACGACCTGCGCGTCGGCGGCGTCCTGCTGCTGGTCTTCGCGCCGGGGCCGGGGTGGCACGCCGTCTCACGGGACCGGCCCGTCTGGAGGGCGCTCTCCTGCCTGGGAGTCCCAGTGGAGAAAGCACACCAGCGCGGCCTCCGACTCGTGGCCTTGCTGATGGGTTTACTGTTGCTGGACGCTGACGGGCACGCCTAACTGGGCTGATCGGTGTTCTCGACCTTCTCGGAGCCGCTGCGCGTAGGCCAGCACGCCCCAGTACAGACCCAGCGCCGGCTAGACCACCGCGTCCACCCAAACCACCAGCAACCCGCCGTCCGGCAGCGCCAAGCGTGGCAGTAAGGGGCCTTCTTGGTCTCCGTACTGCCCGTCCAGTACCTCCGCCGAGTGCCTGAATAGAACTCACGGAACTGGGTCGTCTGCCTCTCGCTCTTGGTGTGGGCCTTCTGCGAGTGGGCCTTCTGATTATAGGCATTTTAGACAAGCTCCTTTTTGTGGAATTGGACACTTCACGAAAACTAAATTCCCACCGACGCCATGCCGGAAGCCATTGGCCTGCCGACTGTGACGATCTTGCGCGCCGCACGGCGCTGGTGATTGGCAATAGACCAGCGCATCTGAGCGAAGTCCGTTTGGTCGAGCCGGATCACGTCCGCAGACATCTCGATCGGCGGCTTGCTCATCACGAAGTAACGGCTCATGTCGTAGCCATCGTCGCGGCCAATTAGCGCATGAGTGGAACTCGGGTCGCGAACCCGGTCGTTGTATCGGAGCGTATTCCACTCATCGAGTATTTCCACGTTATCGGCATGGATCAGCATGTTCGGCTCGCCCGTGTGCGGATTCGTCGCGAGGTAGTTCATCAACTCCAGATGACCAGCCTTTCGGTCGCTCTGAGCGTTCTTGTTCATGTCGAAGATCGGCAGGCCGTGGTCGCGGAAGACCTGGCAGACTTCAGGCTTTCGAGGGTCGCCAATGTAACGGGTGATGCGCCCTTCCCAGCCGTTACTGTCGATGATTGCATTGACCCGTTTCGCTAGATCGTCGGGCGTGAGTCCACGCTCGTAGATTGACTTACGAAGTACGACCTGATTCGGCCCAATGAGCCAAAACCCAACTACCGCAGGATCGGTAAATCCGTAATCAAATGCCAAGTGGACATCACACCACCTGAACCACTCCCGATCCTCGTAAATGACATGCGATGGCTCGCCCTTCTGCGAGATTTCCGTTCTCATCGGCATCACTCGGCCTCGATGGAATGTCCACTTGCCGCCGAACTGCTCGGCAAATCCCGCATCCTTCATTGCGGTGCATTCCACCAGTTCGTCGAAGCAGTCATGGCCGTTGTCAGGCGATGGGGGCTCGAACTCGTCAGCCGGCGTTATCAGATCGACGTTTGGATCGACACGCAGTTCAGCCTTCTGATGCTCTACCCAGAAGCGGTCGTATTTGTAGGTTGGGTTCGCCTGGGGTGTGAATTGGAAATGCTCGACCTTCAAGCCCGGATTCTTCTTGCACCGCTCAATCTCTTTATGAATCCAAACGGCTGTTACATCGGGAGTGGTCGGCCAGATACTTCGGCCTACACGATTCGAGAGATACTTGCTCCAGACGATCTCCTCTAGCCGTGCGGCTTCTGAGAGAATCGCAATGTCCACTTCTTCGGATTGCAGCGTCTTTTCGTTTGCCGCCGACCGGACGGTAATGATGATATCCACATCTTCGCCCAGATCGTTCTTGCCCAGACAGAGCGTGATAATCATGTTGCCCTGGCCGGGACTCTTTGCGTGCTTGCCGAGTGAGTAGAGCTTGTTCAGTTCAAGCGCCGCGTATCTCTCGACAAGATCCGTCCAGAAGTAGTCGAACTCTTTTGCGAGGTCGTAGTTGGGTGCGACAATCCAGATGCGAAGTGTCTGGAGGTCCGGTGTATCGCGCAACTTGGCAATGTGGTAGAGGATGTCAGGAAGGACATCCTTCTCCGCCGCATAGGATTTCGACGTTCGCGCGGGGCAGGAAACGATCTTCGTCGTAGCGTTGGACGCATGGAAGAGATCGACTGCGGCTTCGTGAGTCTCGTAGCCCCATGTCTTGTGGGCTAGTTCTCGGAAGTACGCTTTTTCCTTCGCGACCTGTTCGGCCGGGAGCGGCATCGTTCAGCCTGAAATCCAAAGATGCAAGTAGCCGTTGTTGTTCGATGACCCAGTACCGAAACCAATCTGCTTCGACCCGACAAGCAGCGTCGATACGATGTCGTTCGTCGTCGATGCTTCCCAGGCATGATATTTGATGATTACATCAGGGGCCGTGGCCGACGTACCGAGCGTGAACGTGTCGTTGTTGTCGATGTTCTCGGTGATGTAGGGCAGTCGGATGTGCGTAAGCGTATTGTCCATATCCAGACCGAATCCAGCGGCAGCATCGGTACTGAACGAATCGGGTGTTTTTTCTGCCATATCCCATACCTCGTAGGTCGTGAATTACGGCAAATCTAGCTAACCCGAAAGCAAGTGGCAAATATTGTCCACTTTTGCGAAACAGAGTTCCACTTTGAGGGACATTTAGCTACCGTTCCACAATATGGTGGGGAACATAGAATCAGGCAGGGCGAAGATCCTGAATAATTCCGCAGTCAGACCGTGGGGTTGTTGGATCTGGACGGCAGCATCCCATGACAGGGGATATGGGCGGATGAGGTTCAACGGCCGAGTCTGCTCATCTCACCGAGTTTCATACGAAGTGTTCCACGGGACACCACCGCCAGACAATATGATGGTTCTTCATCATTGCGATGAGCCTCGCTGCGTCAACCCCGACCATCTGTACCTAGGCACGCAGCGCGACAACATGAGGGATCGCTCTGATCGGAACCGAGTTCCCAGAGCAGAACCGAAATCTGTCGAACAGGCGAAGGACTGGATCAGTCTCCACGAAGCCCAAAAAGCCAGAGCAGAAAACCGAATCAGCCTGCTTAAGCTATGGATTGGAACACCCAATGCCACAATTCCAGACGCGACTTGTCGTGTTTTGGGCGGAAGGCTACGATAGAGGATTCAGCAAGTCAGGGAGAAGGGCCATTGAACTATCTGGTAAGCGGCCTGCCCCGATGCCGTACAGCATGGCTTACAGCCCTGTTTAACGCGCATGGAAGCCTCTGCTACCACGATGTAATCCCTCAACAACTGCCCTATGACATCCAGGCCGGTATCTGCGACCCCGCACTGGCCTGTGTAACACCCGAGAAGGCACTCGCTGCCGCTCACGGGAAACCTAAAGTCTATCTATTCCGACCCCTTGAAGAGTCAATTGCCGCACTGGAAAAGTGGTGGGGGCAGGGAAAGCTGCATGGAGCAAAGGATTTGTTCTCCAAAAACGCAGAAATCTACCGGCTGGGGATGGAGGGTCCAAGGCTGCATGTCGATCAACTTGACGATAACCACGTCGTTGCGGATTTGGTCAAATACTGCACCGGAAAGGACGCCTCCAAGGAAGTCATCGAGATCTTTCAACTGCTCAAGATCGAAGAACACCGCGATAAGAGCCTCATACTGATGAACAACAGCTCATTCGACCTCTCTGCCCTCCAAGCGGAGACGGCAGACACAATGAGCCACACGATGAATACCGCAATCAATCGCGCAGGGGATAAGCCCCCGCCCTGAACTGGGACTCCCAGGTGAGCCGGGGACTCCTCGGCAGCGGCGCTCCATAGACCCA